TCTTCTGTCATATATTCTCACCTATCTTTCTATTTGATTCTAAACTGTTTTGTAGTGCATAAATCTCGCTTTCCAGTATAGTGTTGACATCTAAATTAAAAAAGCAATGTAAAATACCTTCTATTTTTTCGGTTCGGACATCTTTTGAGTAGTAAATTATATCGTGTAGCGGTATTTCTTCTAACACTGTCTGTAGTCTTAAATCTATATCGTCTAAAATCCTATTAATACTATTATTTAAAGTTGGGGTTGCATCGTGCGTATAACTTACTCTAAAAAATAGTCTAATAGTGCGATTAACGTTTATACCTTTATCCACACTACTACTTAAAACAGCTATAAAAAATCTTGGAAATCTGGGGTTGGGGTTTCGCTCGCTTGTTATCTGTGAACCAGTAAACTCTTTAAATAATTGTGTTGAAATAGCACCTACTATATCATCTATTAATATGACGTTTGCGATTATACCACCCCTTGCTTAATTAGAAACTGTTCAAAATCAGCATGGAATACACCAGGTAAAACTTTAGACACCTCGTCTATAGATACTGTCATCATAAAAAAACCGTCCATGTTAATAGTACCGTATTCAACAAAACTTGCGTATATTTCATCATTTTTAATTTCAACACTTTTAGGTGTTATAAGCCCTAGCTCCCACGATTTACGTAAATCACCTGTATCTACTGGAGTTCTTTTTGCCGTTTCGCCTAACACTATTTTCCCATATTTGACTATAAAGTTAGCCAAAAATTCATCAAAACTTTCTTGATTAAAAGCGGATTTCATATTAATAGCCCAATCTGTTAAATTTTCCAAACTCATAAGGTATTAACCTCCATTGATACGTCTTGTCGACCCATTGAAAATGACGGTTCTCCACATATACCTTGATAAATATGGAGAACTTCACCCTCAAAATTACGTTTATAAGCGGTTATTAAGTCACCATTTTTTATGTCAACTTCCACGTCACAATTTACAGTCAAAACCTTTATTATTGGGCTGGTAGTAACCGTTGGGTTGGGATTGTCGGAACTTGTTATGTTTATATGGCAAGGTATATCAACATATAAAGGTGGCTCTGGGTCTGTCACTTGCTCTCTTCCATCTGGCCGTATTATGGTAACGCTCCTACCTATACTTATAGTATCGGTATCAAAATATTTACCAGCTTTTTTACCAGCTTTACTAAAATCTATTTTTGGCAAGGTTTATCACCCTTTCTAACTTAAGTCCAGCTTATTAATTACCTCTGCAAAGGAAATTGTATAAATAGTTCCTAATATGTCAAGTTTTCCAGTGTCAAATTTACGCAAAGCAGTTATCATAATTTAACCCCTTTTATCTACTCTTCTATTTGTTTTCGCCACTCTGCGTAAGTCAAATTCGCATTTACTGTATAAGTTTTACCTGTAGCTTTACCTGTTCCACTTACTTTTTGACCTACACCTTTTCTTGCTGCCCTCTGACTTTCTTTATATAGCTCATTTAGTTCTTTTTGCTCAAATCTAGCTATTGTAACACTTCTACATCTATTGTGCATTGGTGGATAATTTACACCCACTTCAGCTTCTTCTAGTTCAAATATTTTGTTGTCCAAAGACTGGCAAATGTCGGTTGTGACGTCATCAAGTGTTGCTATAAACTGATACTTTTCTAAATTAGAAGTGCTTTCGTAGCTATCTAAAACCGCTTTATCATTAACAAAACTAGTATGGCTATCATTTAACCGAACTAGACTATTTTCAGCGGTTTGAGTTAAAGCCGTCACCTCTTTTATAGCTTGTGGTGGCTTATTTTGTGCCGAAAAGGACTGTCTAACGCTACGTTTCAGGTCATCAGCTAGTTTCAGCTTATGTTGTCTAGCCCTATCTGTGTAGGTCGCCCTATACCATTCTGTTTTTAGTGCTTCATTAACGGTTTTAGGTGTTGGTTTTACAAAGGGTAACATTAAACCTACTTGCATTATAGTATTGTAAGTAGTGCGATAAAATGACTGTTCATATATTTTTTTGAAATTATCAGTCATTTCTTGCTGAATTTCACTGTATAAAGCTTCAGTATGAAAATCAATGTTGCTATCTAGTGCATTACCATAAGTCACTCTTCTTTGCGTGTATAAAGCCCTTGATTGATTAACATATATCCTACTATAGTTATTTTCCATAGCGGTCTCTATGTTATCTAAAATATCGGCTTTATAAAACTTTAATTGATTTTGTGGGATATAGCTATTTAAGTCCGCAATATCTATATCATTAAAATTTGAGTATAACGACCTAATTTCCCTATTTAGATTTCTTCTTGCTCTTCTAAATGAGGTCGCTATATTAGGCTCTATCTTTTTAGCTTCTTTTTCTGTAGCAATTAGTACCTGTTCGGCTTTTTTGATTAATTCGGCTTGAGTCATGGCTACGTCACCCTAAAAGCGTACAACTGCTTTAAAATAAACTTTTGTTCTTCCTCGTATTCTTTTACGATTTTAGCGGACGGAACTATCTCGCCAAAAGAGACCGAACGACCAGCTTCGGACACGGATTTAATCGTATCTTCCGCTTTATTTTGCCTATATTCTTTGTTTATTTCTGATAGAACCATTTCGACCCAAACGTATTTTAAGCCGATTGGAGCTTTTTTTAAATTAGTTATATTTAAGATTTTAGTTTCGGCTTTAGATATTTTAAACAATATAATAGCATCTTCCATTTCAACTGCATTTAAAGATTTTATTATTGACAATATTTCGTCATGAGTCACTTTTGCACCTCATTTTCGTTTAATAAATTTTTTCCTTCTCTTGTTCGTCATGGATATCTATTCCATCTTTTTTCTTGCCTTTTGCCTTGGTTTTCGATTTAACTTCTAGTTCTTGGTGTTCTTCTACATATTCTTCTTCATTTTCTTCTACATGTTCTGGCTCATGTTCTTTTTGATTATCTAAAATAGTAATACCTATAGCTAATAAACTTTCAACATCTTTTGCATCTGCGGTAAATTCTGAATTTGCTTTTACATATTGCCCATTATATTTTATAGGTATAGTAGTATATAGCTTCATATGTTACCCCCCTAAATTAATATGCTTTGATGAAAAATGTACTGTTAATACGTTCAAATATTGGCAATACTTGTTGCTCTACTACTGTATTTACGTTGACTATACCATCGCCTGTTATAAATGTTGCTATAGTAATCCCTGTGTCAACTGTGGTAACTGCAGTTCCGTTTGACGCTAATTCTGTAGCTTCGGTTTCGTGCGGTGTTTGACTAAATACCGTTCTGCCTAAAGTGCCTGCTGGTATTATTACCACGTTGCCATCTTCTACGAATTTACGCACTATTTTACCTTTATCTTTATAAGTCTTGTTGTACACTATTATATCTATACCTAAAACAGAAGCTATATAATTTTTAACGATTTGACTATCTAGTGCGACGTTAGGAGCTCCCATAGGATAAAGTGTAGCTAATACGCTATCACTAGCTAATATCTGCCTCCACGTTGCGTCATTTAAAATCATATATGCTGGACTTTCCCCTCTATCTGTTAAGCTATTTATAGCATTTCTTATATCTTCAAACGGTGTGCTTGTATCGGTATTTGACCACATGCTACTACCTGTTAGCGTAACTGTGTTATTTTCCCTATAATCGTCATCTCCAAAGTCTGTTTCTCCTGCTAAAATGCCACCTTTATATATGGTTATTTTTCCACCTTGTAACATTTGCATTCTCATTCTTTCGACTCTTACTCTAGCGGCCTCAACTAGTGCCGCTCTATCTCTATATATTCTTGAAACTATTTCGTTGTACATGGGATTGTTTGCTAGAAGGCTGTTTAGGGTCATTAAGTCCTCTTCTTTTACCTTCATAGCTTCTCTAAAAAATAGCAGTTTAGTGCTAAGCATCTCAATGTCTTCTCTATCTCTTAATTCTGGATTAGCGTCAAATGTTGAAAAGTCTAATTCCATGTCTAAATCTTCTTTGCCTTTAAACCATTCTACTCTATTTCCCGATATCTTAATAGGTGTAAATAAGCTATTGCCTAAAAATGGGTCGCTTTTAGAGTAAGCCTCAGTCCAGTAGCTACCTATATGTTCTGCTGTTACTAAATCTTTAATATTGCTCATATAATACCTCCTATTTAAATACTAATAAAGTCATGTCGGCTGAAGATAAAGCCTCTTCAGTTGGTACTTCTGGTATTTTATCTAAGTCAACAATACCTTGCACTAACATGGTAGCAGGTGTATCACCGTCTGTAATATCTACATCATGTAACAATAAACCTTCTGCAAATTCGTTGTTGTTCGGCGTTCTTATACCACTCCCACTATTACCTATTATAGTTCCTGCTTTCATTATTATCCTGTCATTTTCATTCTCGGTTCTGTTTTCACTGCGCGGCGGCTCAGGAGCGGGCGGCGTAGGGTTACTGTTTATTACTACCGCCACACTAGCTATCGGTGATAAAACTTTTAATATCGTATCTGTCGTACCATATGTTCTTCTTTTAACCATATAAATTTCCTCCTATTTTTATAATTTGTATTTTTGTATTGCATCATTATTTTGAGTTTTTGGTAAATATTTGTTAATGTCAGTTGTGGATTTCGTCTCTTTGTCTGTGGATAAGTTAGGGCTTACGCCTTTTAAAGTAGTTTTGACTTCCTCTGTTTGTTTTTCAGTAGCTGGATACATTTCGCTTAAAACTGCTTTAAAATCATCTTTTAAATTACCCTTTTCGTCAAGTTCTATCGCTTCAAGCTGTATTAAGCTTGTTAGTTTGTCAATGTTTTCTGTTCGACCGTTTAACTCTAACTTTAATGCGTTTTTTACATTAGTTAACTTTAGCTGTTTAGCATATTCTTCCGCTTGCTTTCCGTTAGATTCTTGCAATTCTTTAATTTGACCTTGCAATTCTTCATTGCCTTTAGCGGATTTTTGTAATACTTCTAAGTCTTTATCTCTTTGAGTTAATTGCTCCTTTTGTGTGGTTATAGTAGTTTCACTAGTAGCTAATTTGCCCTTAAAGTCCTCTATGCCTTTACCATGTTCTTTTATAACACTGTCTATCATTTCCGTTTCTAGCCCTAAACCTTTTAAAAAATCTCTAGTCATTAAATACCCCTTTTCCTATTTAAAATATTCTATGCTTTTATACGTGGTCGCATCACTCGAATTGTTTTGATTTTTTCGTTTTACGTCTTAAAAACCTAAAAACGACAATTGTTATTCTTCAATTTCTTCATGGTCAAAATTTCCCAACTGTTTCAATTTCTCCATCTGTTCTTTTAGCTCGTCTTCTCTTTCTAGTCTTTTCTGCTCAATTTCCGCTTTTGCGTCATCGACAAATGGGTGGTTTTCTAGTACCGTTTTTTCACTTGTTACGCCGATTGAATCCTTGCAAGCCCTTATTGCATCTGCTTTGGAAATAATTATATCCCTGTTGAAAACAATGTGAACATCTAAGTCTGAATAATCCATATTATCTATTATAGATAAATACGAATTTACAAAGTACAATATATCTTTAAAGCTTGCGTTTAATTCACTTTCAAATACATTCATATCCATATCTAAATCAGCAAATCTAAACTTTAAAGCTACACCTGAAGCACTGCCTAGATTTTCACTTTGTGTGTCTACGCCTCTGCCAAATTCTATAATAGCGTGTCTATCTCTTGATAATAACTCCTCTAAAGCTTGGGTATTTACCGTACCTGCAAGGGTTTTTAATTCGCCGCCATCACCTATAAGCACCACGCCATTATCTCTTATTTTTTTTATAAATTCTTCTGCGTCTTCACCACCATAGTTTTTCAAAATGTATGTCAATAGCGGTAAATCAGCCAAAGTATCAGCATTTACAGACGCTTGTTTGTTGTAATTATCAATTAAACTCTTGATTGAAGACAATAGCGGTAACTCTTCCGTATTATATTTTATGGCTATAAAAGGCGGTCTGTTCCAGTTGTAACCCTGTTCATTTTCGCCACTTATCATACTAAAATGACTGGCTTCAATTCCGTTTGTGACATCTGGTACTAATCCGTTGCTGAACCCTACTGAATTAGCCGTTACGGGATTTTGTACATAGTATTTTACACCTTTATTGTCCCAAAATTCAATCTTTTTAACTTTTTCTTTGCCTGTTTTGGTATAAATAAAAGTTTCATAAACTCTTATTATTGCATTTAATTCACTATGTGTACTATCAGTCCAAAGAGGTATTGTTTCTTCACTTGGTATCTGTTTAAAACACAATTCTCCACTTTCGTTAATATAAATTTGTATCCAACCAATACCTTTGTTTATAGCATCTTTACCTGTGTTTTTTAATGTTCTTAAAAAATAATCGTTAAAAACCTCTTGTAGCTTTTCTTCATAGTCGTCATTATCATCGCCTTTAGGGGTTATTGTCGGCGTTTTACTTAACAAATAACCTATTTTTTGGTCTACTAATTTCTTTAAAAATCCATGCTCCAACTTTATATTGCTTTTAGTTGCGGACTTTACAGTCTTGTCTTGTATGTCCGTTATGTTTCTGTAATACTGTTCGCCCTGTAGCATTTGTTTTCTTTTGTCGCTTCTTAACCATTCGCTTAATTCGATTTCAATTATTTGAGTTATTTCCATTTGTGATAGCCCTGCACCTTTTTTTATTATTTTATTAATATTTTCCATTTTATCTCTAATATTAAAAATATTTTCACCACCTTTTTTATAAAGACGACCAACCTCTTTTTTGTAATTGACTTAAAGCCTGTGTCATCGCATCTACACTATCGTCATTCTTTCCATTGGGAAATACTGTACATTCCTCTACAAAATCCTCAACCCACTTAAATTTTTCTGGAGAAGGTAAAAATACATTTCCGCTTTCAATTTCTGGTGTAACTGCGTAAGCTCTAGCGGTTTTACTTGACTTTGGGTCTATCGGCAATATGCCATTAATCTCTTTTTTTAAACTAGCTATAATAGCACTACCGTTAGCTTTATCTTCCATGTACTTTTGCCTTGCATTAGGGTACTTATCGCTCATCTGACGCACCGCTTGTAGCGACTTAACAAAGTCCGCTTTAGCTCTAAACTGGTCTATTAGGTATATATCTGCTCCAATTTTACCCCAAACTTGACCTACGACATAATCGCTTGTTTTACTGTCTTTAAAAGCAAAATCCCAACTCTGGACAACCCTGTCTAATTTAGTCGGTAAATTAGTGTAAAACCTCCACCAGTTTCTATCAAATATATTGCCAGTGTCTGGACTCGGTCTTTGTTGGTACAAAGAAGCCCAAACTCTACTTCCTACACTTTTCTTAGTAGCCTCCGACCATTTAAGGTCAAATCCTCTCTTAGACCATAGCGGTTCGCCTATTTTTCTTCCTAATGTGTCATTTTCATCTTCACAAATAGCGGGAAAACTGACTATATCCCATTTTTCACGTTCGTTAGTTAATAATCTACCGGCTAAATCATCTTCGTGCCATCTTGTCATTATCAAAACAACACTTCCATTAGGTTCAAGTCTTGTTATTAGACTTGAGGTATATTCGTCATAAACCCTATTTCTATAGGTTATGCTATTGGCTTCTTGGGAGTTTTTAACTGGGTCATCTATTATCATAAGGTCTGCACCTTTACCTGTTAACGCACCACCAACACCACTAGAGGTTAAACCACCTCTATAGCCTTGTATATCCCAATTTTTGACGTTAGCCTTATCCTTAGCAACTGTTAGATTATACATCTGCTTTCCGAATTCTTGAACTTTATGTCGGTTCTTTCTCCCAAACGTTTGTGCCAAATCATCGCTGTATGAAGTTATAATAACTCTCTTATCTGGGTTATTTAGTAAAAAATAACTGGGCAAGGTTTCAGTAATGGTCATGCTTTTAGAGTGTCTTGGGGGCATGAAAACCATTATTCTTTTATTGCCTTGCTTTAAAAGTTCATCAATTTTATTACATAAAAATTTAGTATGTCTTGCGTGGGTATATATACCGCTGTGTGCATATTCGACATAATGTTCATAGCTTCTTTTGGCTAATTCTTGTTTAGCTTGGTTTTGGATTAGGAGTAAGTCGTGATTAGTCATGCTTATCACCTTTTAAATTTAAATTAGTTAATTTAATTAAATCTTCATTTGATAAGCCTGCAAATGGATTAATGACAACCTCATCTTCACTTGATACTGGGTTATTTTTCCATGTATTAGATTTACGGTTTTTGAGCCAAAATATTTGTGCTGCGGTTTGAGGTTGGACAAATACATCTTCCTCTTTTTCTATAAGCTCTTCCACTTCTATTCTTTTGTTTTCTATAACTTTAACAGTTTTCAGTTTATGCACTTTCGTTACTTTTTGAAAGTAACCAGTCGCATTTTTAAATAAAGCATTTTCGACCTCAAAGTCAGAAAACTCTTTCCCCTTTTTTAGGGCTTCCGAAAATTGCGTAAACTTTTTAATCCAATCATGAAAAGTGGAGGTGGTTATCCCTATTTTTTCGCAAATCTGTTTATCTGTTAATCCGCTCTTTTTCCAATTTTGTACTAAAAAAAGTTTATCTGGTTCTAGCCATTCTCGATATTTCCCTTTGCTACCTATAATATCACCTACTTTTATTTTAAAGCATCTTCTTGACACTCCACACGACTAAAGCCGTGGGATTCTTTGGTGGTAGTCTGTAGGTTCATTTCTGCTAACTTTAGCCCTGTCTAACTCTTCTAAATCCTCTAATTCAAACCCAAATGCCGACATATCCATGTTCATATCTTTGAGTTCTGCCAGTTCACTATCTAAAATTTCAAAATCAAGCCCTGTTTCTAAATTTAATTGATTATGTGCCAATGTGTATGCTTTTCTTTCACCTAAAGTCAAGTGGTCTAGCCTAATTATTTCAACTTCTTCTATTCCCATTTTATTTAGGGCTAAATACCTTCCATCTCCCTCTATTATTAAATTATCTTCGCCCCAAACCGCTATAGGGTCGTTAAATCCAAACTTATTTATAGAGTTTATTATATGTTCTATCTGCTCCTCGGTGTGTATTTTTGCATTGTTTTCATATCGTTTTAATTGTTTAAGTTTGATTTTTTCTATCTCCATTTTACCACCTATCGACATATTTAAAGCTCATTTCAATTAAATCAAAATAGATTAAAAGGAATTTGCTAAAAACTAATCCAACACAAAAGCTTATAATATATAATGCCACTAAATTTTTATTTAATGTAAAACTAAACAGATTTTTAATTTAAACCACCTCTTTTTTTGCTATATTTAAAATTAAATCAAAAAAGAACCATAAAGTCAATATTTATGTTTTTTCATTTGGAAATAATCATTCTGGCTTCTCCAGTATTTTACTATAGTTTTTTGTTTTAAACTTACTAAATCTCTTCATGTGTTAACTCAACTTTACTGTCTCCTTGTAGGTTATCAACCTTGAACCTTAGCCTATCTAATTCTTTTTTCGTCTTTTTGTTATCTAATTCTAATTTTTTAGTATCGGTGATACTAAAGAGCAAAAATACTATAATTAATGACAAAGATAAAATTGCTATCCATTCAAACATATTTAAACCTCCTTTTATTTAAACCTATTTATTTTTACGAAAACAACCATATCTACAATAAGCTCTGCCTTTTATTTTATAAACCCAATCAACTTTTAGTACAAATTTAGTTTTACACTCAGGGCAAATACTTAGTTTTATCACATCCATTTTAAATCTCCTTTAATTTTTGACGTGCCATTTTATTTTAATTTACAAAGCATTTTTTAATAATTGTTTATACTTTTGTAAATTCACTATTTTTTCCTCTTGGGTTAATGCACTTGATTCTATTTCTATTTCCATCGTTGACTTTTTATTGTCAATAAAAGCTATTTGTTTATCTTTTACAAGCTCGTAAGAGTTAACAAACCTTGACCTTAAACCATGTTCATTTTGGATTATAACGCTAAATCCACCCATATTTCTAACTGCCTTGTGAACTAAAGGATAGTTAACTTCCATATCCTCCATAGCTTCAACTGACCGATAAAATCCAAATTTAGTAGCATAACTAAATGCTATTTCAAAAGCTTTTTGAGAACTTAATGTATTTACGTCTCCCATTTCTTGCCTTATCTTGGCTGGGTTAGGACAAAAAACCTCTGTTGAGCATAAAGTTGTAACAACCTTTTTAGTTTCTGCACCATCTAGGTCTTGCAACAACAGAAACCAAACCTTTAACTTGGATTCTGTAAAGCCTGTTTGCGACGTTCCGTAAGTTTCTGTTAAAAACATTGCTATTTCTTGTAAATCCCTAAAAACCATCTAACAAACCCCTTCCCTGCTCTATACTAACCTCCGCTATACGTTTAATAGCTTCTTCATTTTTTGTTAAGGGTTTAATAATTTTTTGGTTTACGTATCCCTCAAATTTATTGCCAAATAGGGTCTCTGGTCTCAAATACATTTCTTTGTCACTATCAAGCCAGTCATGACATTTTTTATCAATAACAACTATAAAGTCGTCGAGACTGTGTCCCTCGTTCAATCGTGCATTGATTTTGTTTTGAGTAGACTTGCTACTTGGTTTGTAATTTGTTCCAGCCATTAAATTTAAGTGTCCGACTATTTGATACACAAGGTTTGGCTCTGCCGAGCTATATATCTTTTTATCTTTATTATTATTTAATATTAAATCTTTATTATTATCATAGACATTTTTGTCCATAGGGTATAGACATTTTTGTCTATAGGTATAGACATTTTTGTCTATAGGGGTATAGACATTTTTGTCTATAGGGGTATGGGTGTTTTCTTCTATATTTTTATTTTCTTCTACTAGGTTTTTAACGCTATTTTGGTGCACTTGTTCTGTATTTTGAACTATATAAATTTTCCTTGATTCAACTTGTTTAGAGTTAGCCTTATATATCATCTTAATAACTAAAAACCCTTTTTTTTCTAAGTTAGATATTTGTCTAGAGACCGTTCTTTTACTTAAATCGTAAAGCTCTGAAAAATATTCATTTGTAGCCCAACAGTACCCCTTTGCATTAGATAAGGAACTTATTTCAGCATATAGCAATTTTTCTTGTGGAGAAATTGCCTTAGAGTATCTTACGTTTGCAGGTATTACTGCGTAATAATTTGGATTATCTATTTTAAACACCCCCTTATTCTTTAAAAATATCAGTTTTAAGCTAATGCTTCTAATCTGCTACAAATTGCGTCGTACTCTTCTTTAGTTAAATCTATTGTCTCTTGCTTTTTAAAATCTTTTTCAATTACCTTTTTTATATCATCTGGTGTTTTATTTTTACTTTTACCTATAGCGTACAACCTTTTAATTTGTGCCTCTGATATAACTTGTTTATTGTTATTTACTTTTTCCTTAATATCATTATTTCGACTATCTGCATCTTTATTGTCATCAATCATAAACAAACCATTTAAAGCATATTTTCTAGCGTAAGAACTTGTGCTACCTGTAAGTTGTGAGCTGTCCATACCTTTTTTATTTTCTTCTTCTCTTGCAAAGGCAGTACTCTCTTCTTTTTCCGATGTTTCCACGTCTATAATTGTAGCTGTAGCCTTAATATAGTATCTTTCTCCTACAAGCTCCAATTCATCACTTATTTTAACTACACACTTATGTGTACTCAAAAGTGGTTTTAACGCCTCTAATATGTCTTCACAGTTTCTATAACTATACTTACCAAATGAGTTGAACTGTGATTTATTGCACTTTAGTCCCGTTTGTATTTTATTAAGCTTATTGTATATACTCATGTCTTCACCTCTATAATATTAAACTTTTATCAACACTTGATTACAAACTTTACAAACAATATCTTTGTCTATATTTTTTGGTACTTTCTGACTTTTTCCACAATGCAATATGTTCATATTTCTACCCCCCTAACCTACATTAGCTGTTCTTTTAAACTCTACACCTACGTACTCGTTCCAACAATCTTCGCAGTAGTCACTATCTCCGTCATTATAATAATCTTCATTTGCAAAAATTCCATGCATGCACAGCTTACACTCAAGTATTGGTTTATCGTCTTCTGCATTTGGACACATGCTTGGGCATGTTGATTGATAACACTCTTCACACATAATATACACCCCTATTATTTGGTATCACTTACTATAAGCTGACCACATTTTTTACAGTACATCTTTTTAATTTTTATCATAAAAGAAACCTCATCTTTCTAATCCTAACTATCAAAATTTATATGGTTAAACTTTAATTTGAACTTTTATAATAATCATATATAACGTGTATTTGATTAATTAACATACAAATTGTTTCAGTATTTAGCCTAACTTGTTCAGGATGTTTATCAATATTTTCATTATTCCAATTAGATAATAGCTTCAATTGTGTATCTATGATTTGTTTCTCGTAATCTTTACTAAACATACGCTCCCCCTTATATTCCTTATATATTTTTATGTTTTAAACTACATATTACTAGTTGTAATATGTAGTTTTTTTGTGCCTATACACTTTCGTTTTTTAAAATGGTGTTGCTGTATAAATAAATTCTTTTTCAATATAATTTATTTTATTGCATTTTGTACAAATAAACTTATCTTTTGTTTTTAATAATATATTGTTTTTTTGATTGCAGTAGCAACATTTAATTTACATTCCTGATAAATTTTATTAACCTTTCAATGTCTCAATTTTATTTTGTTTGCTAAAAGTATAATCTGTTGCACAAGTTATATTTTGGAAAAATTATATCCCGCTTTCTATTTTATAAGCTTTGCCATTTTTAAAAAAGATAATATATTGTTGATTGTGCAAATTAAAACAGTTTTCTACAGTTAGACTTTTTAAAAAATCTATGTCATTTAACTCATTTAACCTATTAATCATCACTTTGCTCCTATCTTCTATTATTTTTTCTATTTCATATATTATTTTTTTGCAAAACTTAATAGATACATTATTTGGTTATTTCGTTTGTTATTTTATAAATTTTATCTTCTGTTATTTCTGTTATTAGTTTACATCTAAATCATCTAAAATCTCATTTAATATTTGATTGTCTAATGGAAAAAACCCCAACCTCCAATCACCACTATCTTTATCTTGATAATAATTTTTTATAACTTTGCGACTTTTTTAAAAAAGATTAATAAACTATTACATTTCTTCCAACATAATATTTATAGCTTCTAAATAGTGAACTATAAACCCATCTTTATTTTTAATTAATAATTCTTTCCTAAACTCCTCGTAGGGTATAGATTTTCTTCCTCCCTCACTCACATTTTCCCAATATTCTTTAAGTTTTTTAAAAGGTAAACAATAAATTTCATCCCTCAACGAAAATCTAACTAACAAAAATGCAATGCCTTTTTGGTATTCATGTTTTTCCATAAAATCTATTTGATGTTGATGTACATTTTTAAGTGGAAAACTTTTTTGCGAAGTTTCTTTTGCATCAAAACAAATAGCTACCCCTTGTACTACTCCTATGTAGTCTACAGTACTTTTTTGTTCAAAATATGCAAGTGTTATAGTACTTGTTGTATTATCTAGTTTGATAGGTTTTATTGGCGTTGGTACTTTTTGTATAATTGCTAGATTTTTATTATTATATTTTTCATTTGTTATATTTATCATTTCTTCAAAAGTACTACCATGCAACCCCCTAGAACTACAATAACTCATATTTAACTCCTTTTTTGATTAAGGTTTCCCAGCATTAAGCATTAAGCATTAAGCATTAAGCCTAAAGCAAATCCTGTTGCTAAAACCGTGTATTGTCCGTATAACAGCACAATTATAATTAGCAAAGGTAGAAACTTTATAGCATTAAAATATTAATTTTTAATTATTTTAATCACCTCTCTTACTTTAACATATATATATTATACTACGCTTACTTGTAAATGTCAATACTTTTTTATCAACAATTCTTCACAAGTTATCAACAGATTTATTTATTTTTAAGCTCCATATCGCTTCGTATTAAGCCTCTTACATATTCGTTAAAACTTCGCTTGGGCAAACTTTTGACATATTCCATTAAGGGGTCATCATTTTTAAAATACATAACCTTTTGTATTGAGTTTTGCCTATAAACCTTGATAAATTCCGAGTTATATTTCGCTTTATCAAATTTTTCTTTTTCTGCCATTTAATTCTCCTTATTTTTTAATACAATTTATTTTTTAACTATATACATAGCATAAAACACTTACTAGCAAGTGTCAATACTTTTTATCAACAGCTTTTTTTTAATTAAAAAAGGACTACAAATATTAATACTTGGTATTTTTAAATTTCGATGTCTTTTATTAGCTCCGCTAATTTTAAAATCTCATCTTTTGAGAGTGCAATACCTTTTCCCATCTTAGCGTGATCAGGTGACCATATACGTATATCATATTTTGGCTCTTTGCTGTTCCAGCTAATTAAGTTTAATTCTTTTGTCCATCCGTTCATACTTTCCGCTATAGTCCCGCATGCATGTATTATGTTGTGTGTTATTTCTGCCATTTTCAAACAGCTCCCATTTTAGTTATCATCATTTTATTTTTATCTTTCAAATTTAATACTTAAAACTCACTTTAAATACTTAAGCTAACATTTATAAGCCTAAGTACTGTGACGCATCTTAAACACGTTAATTTTATGCTTAGAGTTAATTTTGATATAAATTTAAGTCCTGAAAAAGTTCACTTGTATTAATTTCTCCTTTTTAATTTCCTCTTTTATGGCTTTCCTTATAAATTCTTCCATCTCTTTTCTTTATATTTGCTTTTTTAGCTCTTATATATTCTCAAATAAGATGCAAATATAGATTTTTATTCATTTTATCCGCTTTGCATTATAATCATAAATAGGTCTTGTGTCACACCCATCATAATCATTATTTTCATCCTGCAAATTGCCGTTTATGTCGCAAACCTTCCCATTTTTTGAACAGAAAAAGTATTTTTCACAAATTCTTTCTTTTATAACTTTATCTTTATTTTTTATAAACCCTTCTCTTTCTTTTTCATCTTTTAGCCATTTCATATTTACCCCCCCCTAAAATCCATTCCAAACCACTTGCCATGTAACAGTAAACCTCTATTATTTTCCAATTTTCAAATGTTGAAGATGAAAATTTCTCATCAACCAGCGAATACCTTTTAAATTTCTCTAGCTTTCTTTCTAATTCTTTTTTTCTTCAAGAATTGTGAAACCAGTTATTTTATTAACCCTAACTATGCCCATACTACTCTCCTTTCAATATCCTGTTAACTTCACTTTCTTTTATTAAATAAGATTGACTACCTATCCTTACAGCTTTTATTTTGTCCTCTTTTATCCATAAATATATGGTCTTTGGCGTCTTTCTAAATATTTCAGACACTTCTTTTATCGTTAACAATTTTTCCAATTTAACACCTCCTAAATTAATTGTATAACAATAATTAACATTTGTAAACCTTTTTGCGTAAATAGTCTTTTAAAATAAAAAAAGTGGTTGTTTCCAAAACGGAAACAACCACTTTTTTTTAATATGTCTTTTGCTGGTACGCATTGCGAAGAGGCGTCAAAAGTCCTATTGTTTTACGATTTTGATAATCATGTTAACAGGACAAAGTTAATATATCATAAATAGAAAACATAGTCAACATAAAAACAAAACCCCCCCCAAAAAATGAGGAGGAAAGGTTTCTAAAGATGAAAAACGAAAACTAAATGTAATCCCGTGGTGTGACGGGCAGTTTAATATAACATAGATTAAGATTTATATAAAGATACTTAATCTAGATACATCATATACTAGATTTTAAATAATGTCAAATTAATATTTTACACCGATCAAAGGTTCAAGAATATCCTTCAAATCGTCTCTAAATTTATCATGCATCTTGTCTTGTTTTTCCATTACATAGTCTACGCTTTCGGCTTTGTTTAAGCAAGAAAGATATCTTGTTAGATATTTAATATCTTTGTCAAAATGTTCTACCATATCACATAAAAATCTGTAAGTAGCTAAATCTCCGTGTTTACTAAAGTGTACTGCTATTTCTTCTGTAAGATTTTTAGTGAAAATCATACGTTCCAAATAATCTTTAAAAGATTGTTTAACCATTTCTAAAGTATAATTTCCGCTAATTTCTGTCATGTTTGACGTGTGCCATTCAGCGGGTATTACGCTAAATTGTTCGGTATTTTGAACACTTAAAGGCAAGTAACCTCTACTAATTATAAACCTATTTATTAATCTATTTTTAACTATATTTTCCAAGTGCTCGTTTTCATGCCATCTTTTGTAACCTTGTAGGTTTAAAAAGTTAAAGAAGTTAGCCATTTCATCATGTATCATTAAATTTTCTAAAACTATTTTTTGTACTTTTTGCATTTGAGTTAAAAAATCTTGTTTGTTATGCATTTAGATTACCTCCTTTATACTACAGGAACTACTGGTGGAACTACTATTTTATCGTCTTCATCTTCGTTAAAATTTTGCCTATTAGCTGGGTCATACGGTCTAGCACAACAAGGTGTGTTTAAGTTTAGGAAGTGTCCTAAACCACCTATGCCATTTATGTCTGTAGCTCCGTTATTTCCAAATCTAAGTCTATAATCATATCTTAAAAGTAGCAAATCTGCATAAAATACATTAGCTTTATTATCTTCTAATATATAAATTTTGCCATTTTCGCCATTCTGAATTTTAACAACTTCTATCCCTGTTATTTTGTTATATTCTTCTAAATTTTCACAATATAAAATGAAACATAAATTTAGGTGACACCCATTTTTTAAGCACATTTTTGGCACTGTTATGATAACATCTTTGCTAGGGTTTACTACTAATTTAATCGGTTTTACGTTCATAATTATTGCTCCTCATCAAGTTTACTGTTTAGTTTGTACATAAAATTACTATGATTAATTCTGTCTAATTGATTGGCTATATTGTTTGTTGATATAGCTTGTTGCCTGTTAAACTTTAAATTTTTAGTATTAATATAGGCACTATAAGATATAATGCCCAAACTAACTAGTGCTAAAAGCTTATCAAAACCGCTTTTTGTATTCCCACGATTATAGCGTGGTATCTGTATCGGTCGCATGGCTATCACCTTTATCTACGTTATCAACAGACTTATCAACATTATCAACATTTGTTTCTGTTGGGTCAAATTGACTTACGTTTAAATTGGCTAAAAAATCTATAGCTGTACTACCAGTTTTGGCTAAATTTGTATTTATATATTCTTGGGCTTTTTGGTTGCCTAAGATAAAACCTAAAGAAACTGCCCCTATAATTTTTAACATTTTTTTACCTCCTTTATAAAAAAAACTAGATAACCTAAGTCATCTAGTTTAACCTTTGACGTCGGTTTTACGATTTTATTTAATTAAGCGTATTGATTGCAGCAGTTGTCATGGTGACCATGGTAACCATAATTTCCAACCGGTCTTGTTATTGGCGTTACTGATGCAGCATATTCTGGTTGTGCATGAGGCAATTTAGATACTTCACAACCTATTGTCCATAGTTCTTTTTCTAAACAATTATACTTGTCATTTCCATAAATCATCGCTTTAAGTTGTGCGTTTTCGTTATCTTTTGCTTGTAATAAACCTTGATTTGTTATTAAAGATGTGTAATATTCTTTGTCTGATGCTCTTTCGTTTTCATGCACAATTAAAGCACGTGTTTTTTCACCTTCTGCAGATTCGTTGGCTCTAGTTAAGCAACCTTGGTTTATCACGTCTCTATCTACCATATAATCTGGCATATCAGGTACATAGTCACCTCCGCAATGTGGTGGATAGTTACCGCCAACATGGTTTCCGCCATTTCCATGACCATCTTTAAATAATAACCATAATACTATTACTACTAGTAGTATCATACCGATAGCTCCGCCAAAACCGCTGTCATGTCCGCCACCAAAGTTAATCATTTCTTTCTCTTGCATAGCACTTTGCATATTAAATCCTCCTTTTATACTTTATGATATTTTGATTTATTAAAAGCGAGAGAGCTGTTTTTTTGTTTAAAGCTGGGGTCGGCTCTCCCACTACCAGTTGGTTGCGTGGTTTTTAATGAGTTTAGTCCGTCTTTAAAAGTTTTTTCATTTATGCCAAATTTTGTCAAATAAGGCGTAGCTATATGACTATTATTAATTATTTTATCTAAAAATTCTGGTGGAATGCCTTGTCTTTCCATTATTTTTTTAGCGTCTGAAAAATTATTTACACCAGCTCCAACGATTTTGTCGCCTTGGTCGATAGCTTTTCTTATTGTATTAGCGTCCTTTTTTGTTGCTTTTGACACTATCGGTATTATGGATTCCGTCGCCATTTTCATTAAGAAGTTCATGCTTTTCACCCCCATTTTTATTTATTTTTTCTTCCAATAGTTCCATTTTTTGCATCATTTTTTCCAATAGGCTATTCTGATTATTTATCATTTTTTGCTGATTTAAAGCCGTTTCTTCAGCTAATTTAAGTTGTTTTTCTGCCGTTTCAGATGCTATTTGTTCGGCTGTTTTAGGCACTTCTATAACGCCTAATTCAACAAGTTTGTTGTAATAATTATCTATTATTTCTTGTTGGCTCTCTAATTCGTTTTTTAAATCTGCAACAGTTTCAAGGTCTACACCTATAATAATGTTATTATTTGTGGCTCTATCCATCTGTAAAATATTACCATCTTTATCCAGAGAACCCATAAATACATTCCCTTGCATAAATTAACCCCCCAGTTAATTAATTAATAATAAATTTCTCAAACTTTCTAAAAAACTTTTTGGATCTACGCCATAAGCTATAGCTATATTTTCTCCGCTAAAATATCCTTTGTTAATCATGTTCTTAAGTTTATTTCTATCTAATTCTTTGATGTCTTTTAAAAAAGAAGTAGCGCAAGAATTAACATCTTGATTATTTTTCGTTACCATTTTTAAAGTTTTAGCTTCATTTGGTTTATATATATCTATTGGATTTATTAATTTATTTATCATTTTTAAGCCTTTCATAACCTAAATGCAAAGTTAAAGCTACACACTCGACCAATTCTTTTGTATACATATTCTTGGCGATTGATAAGTCAAGCTCTTTTTGTGTTGCATTAAAGAGCTGATCAAACATTTCATCTAAATCTTTTAAGCTATGTGTCATTTTAAAATCCCCCTTTTCAGTTAAATTAATAATATCATTTTGGATTTTATACAAAGGGCTTAAAAAGGGCTTAAAAAGGGCTTAAAGTATTTTGGCATAAAAAATAACCCCTAAATTAATAGGGGTTAAAAATATTACTTTTTTATTTTTTTATTTTTTTATTTTTTTATTTTTTTATTTTTTTATTTTTTTATTTTTTTCTAATTTTTACTGTAATTATAGAAATTATTATAATTGCTATAAAAAAAATTTCAGATGGGTGTAGTGGATAGTTAGCTACGACAATCATTGTGAGGGCAAAAATAGCCATTCCTATAACCCATCTTTTAACCATTCGTTGGTCAGCAGCTTTTTTCTTTTGCAGTGTTTTGTTTTGCTTGTAACCACACTTCTTGCAAAATAAATAAGTCGTGCTTTTATCATCATTACTTGGTGGTTTTGCAAATGACAACCAACCAAAGATTGCGAACCCTAAAGCTTTTTTACTTAAGTCACTACCAGTTAAGTTATCTGCTGTTAGTTGGTATTCAATGTTATCTGACCCACATTTGGGACAATTTGTTACGATTTGTTCAAATTCATTTTTCATCTTTTTTAGTTCCCCTTTTTTTGTTGTTCTACAATTAAAATGTCAAGTTCTTGTGATTTATTTAATTGTAATTTCTCGATTTTAACTGTTAAATCTTTTAAGATAAGGCTTATTTCCGCTATTTTATTTAATTCTTCTCTTTTTTCTTCTAAATCCATGCTATTCACCTCCTTTCGATAGCGACAAGGGGCGACCCCCTTGTTTCGTCCTTTTTGGACTCGTCAGGCTATTTATATTTTGTATATAGTATATATATGTCTGTAGTTACTACCCTCTATACAATCTATTTTTATCTTTATATTTATATCTTCTTTAGTATAGCCCAACTTTTTAATCTTTTTCATTAATGCACTTTGTGGGCTTAGGTTCATATATTTATGATTGTAGCCTGTCGCTCCAACTGTGCCTATTATATCGCTTTCACCCATCTATCTCTCACCCTTCTGTAGGCTGTATCATAAGTTAGGGTTGCCTATTGCCCTAATACGGCTAAAAAGCCGTTTCAACTTTGTTTTAAGCCACCTTGTTAATTTTTAACTCTAGCGCTTTAACTATATTGTTAGTTCTCGTAAAACTTTCTCCAGTTTCCCACATATTATAAACTTCTATAACTTCTGGGTTTTCTTTGAGTTTGTTTTCGTAAACTCTATCTCTATTGCAATCTTCTAAAGTGAAAATGTGTTCAAAATATTCTGTTGCTTCCCAAGTTCCGTTTTTATAAACTACAACCCATGTTTCATAACCGCCCTCTCTTAACATCTTTTTAAATTCTGTTTTGTCTTCATATTTTTTCATAATAATTATCCCCTTTTTGTTTTGCTAAGCCCTTAATTAACTTTATACCTTATTATATGACATAGTTATAACTATGTCAACACTTTTTGTTAAATTAAATTAATTTATTTTATTTTTATTTTATCTTCCCTTAAAAGCCTTTTAACTCTAGTAGCCATTGGCTCTGTAGTGTTGGCAAGGTCGTTAATTAAATCTTGGTCGTGCTTTGTGTTTAGTGTAAATGTGTATCTTTTTGTAAACTCTTTTTGATAGTCTGATATATATTTTAACTGATTAAACTCTTTCATCGCTAACCTCCTTTCTTTTGTATTTTACTATTCCCAACTTTTAGAATAAGCATGATTTTTAAATATTTCACTTATTCCGGTGTTTTGCTTTAATCTTAAAACCTCATCCGCCCCCATACCTAAATGTTTGCCTATCTCTTCATCTTCCCAACCAAGCACAAATAGCTCTGCTACTATACCGCTCATATTTACCACTTGATGCTCCCCTCTTGCTCTGTTATGTCTTATTGTAGAAGCCATCCTATCTTTTATAGGTTTATCTAAAATAGTGCATGGTATAGCCTGTAATTTAAATATTTCTTTTGCACATCTATAACGATGAAAGCCATCTACTATAACATACATATCATTTTCTGTGTCATAGACAACTACAATCGGCATAGTGTAGCCGTCTTCTCTTATGCTGTGTGCTAGTAGCTTCATTTCTGGTGTTGCAACCTTATTAGGGTTGTAATCGTTAGCTTTTATTTTATCTAATGGTATTAATTTAACGTCTAAAACTGGCATTTTTATATTATGTTTTCCCATTTTGTTTTTAGCTCCTCTAATTTTTCGTATTCTTTTTTATTGGCTGAAAAGGTTAGATTTTTACATAGAAAGTCGCCCTTTAATAACACTTTGCATATGCGACGCCATGAAGGTTGCATTTTATTAACGTCGTCTATATGCTCATCGTAAATATCTACGATGTATAAGCCGTCCTTATCAAACATCTCATTTTCTGCATATTTATTTGCATATACGTGCTCAATATCTTTATATATCTCCTTTCTCCACCACCTTAGAAATACATTGATACGTCTTATATAATGCTCCCTTAAAAAAGGTGGCATAGTATTTAATATTAATCTAGTCCACTGTTCCCATGTTACACCGTCTGGCGTTGTTATCCTGCCTTTTAATACATTTTTACCGCCGTATATTTTTGCAAAATTAGCCCCATAAACTCTAGCGTTCATTTTATCCCAAGTTTCTGGTTCTATTTTTGCAAACAAATCTATATTATCCCTTTGTTCTTCCCCAAAAGGTTGGCATATCCTCATATGTTTTAATGGCATGCCTGATAAATACATTAAATCATAAACTTTATTGTACGGCTTGTTGTGTAAATATTTCCAGACATCTTCTGTCAGCCAATCGTAAATAGGGTGTGCGCTAAACGTTTCATAACCAGTTGTTTTTTGCTTTAAAATATATTGGTTATCTTTATAAAATTCCCTGTTTTGTTTAACTTTCATCTTTAAGTATCTGTTGTAGCTCTCTTGCGTTCGTATACCTATAAATTGTGCTACTTTTTTTAATCCTTTTTGCTCTATTAAAAATTTAGGGAACTGTATTATAAACTCTTCAAACTCCATACCTTGCCTAAAGTAATCTCCAAAAGGGTTATTTTCTTCATTTATAACTATTTTATTATTAGGCATTTCTCTAATCCATTTTCCTTTTTCGTTTAAATCCCAACATAACCATTTAGGCATATAAACAGAAGATGCGTTGCTTAAATTAAAGGGTAAGCAAATATGATAACCTCTAACTTCTATATCTTCATCATTTATAATTTCATCTAAAAAATCTGCATGTAATTTGTAGTGACCCTCTAAATCAATTATTAGCAAGTTGATATATTTAATACCTCTTGTTAAAGCTTCTTGTTTAGCAAGATAATATATAACTGCACTATCTTTTCCACCGCTAAAACTTAACCATATTTCTTCTGCTTCAAACTCATCAAAGACATACTGTATACGCTTTTTAGCCATGTCGTATACATTTAAATCTAAATAATTTTTTCCCATTTTTCACCCGCCTGTAGTTTTTCCTCTACCAATTTACTTAAATTGGATTTTTTATTTAAATTGTCGTACATCAATTCATTTATTTTTAATTCATTGAAAAAATAGGTGTATTTTATGTCTTCTTGTTGACCTATTCTTTTTATCCTATATTTTGCTTGTTCTATTTTGCCAAAATCAAAAGATAGACTGGAAAATATTATTTCGTTACAAAATTGTAAATTTAATCCATAAGACCCAGTTCCTAAAGTTATTAAAAGAGGTTTGTTATTATTTCTAAAACTTTCTATTATAGAATTTCTTTGTTCTGTTTTCACTTTTCCGCTTATAATATAGCAATCTAAATCTTTAGCAATCTGATTAATTTCTTTTATATAGTTGCAAAAACAAATAACCTTTCTATTTTTTATAAAATTTTGAATTTCCATATTCTTGTTTTTATCTGTAGCTGATATATAGCATAATTTTATTAATTTTTTAATAAATGCATCTTTATTAAAATTTGCTAACGCTTTTAAAAGTTCTTCTTTTTTATCTACATAAGTAGCATTAGTTTCATCGCTACATAATATTTTTTTAAAATAAGTTTTTTCTTTTATGTCTATATCTAATTTAGACTCAAAAACGTAAGGTTGAATTAACTTATTTAAATAATCAGCATTTACTTTACTAAACACATAAAAATCTCTTTCTTTTTGCCCCTCTTTTTTATATATAACGTGCTTGAAAAAAGTATTAAGAAATTCTTCTCTTCCCATGTTTAAAATTTTAGGACTTAAAAAGTGCATTTGATTATATAAGTCCCATTCATTTTTAACGATAGGTGTCCCATTTAGAATTAAAGCATAATTACTTTTATGTCTTAATTCTAATAATCTTTTGTACCTTTTAGTTTTTTCATTTTTAATAAAAATGCTTTCATCAGCTACAATAAATATCTTCTTGTCCTCTAATTTTTTTAATAGCTGCAAATAGCCTTTATCGGACATTGAAATATTTTCATAACATATTATTATATATTCCGCTAAAATACCCCATTTTTTTATTTCAATGTCCAAATTATTTTTAACTGAATTAGGGCAAACAAATAATGCTAAATCAATACTGGCATTATTATAATTTATTAAGTCGACCGCTACCTTTGTTTTGCCAGTTCCCATTTGCATAAATAAAGCTCCAACTTTTAACCTCTGAAACTTCATAAACGCTTGTTCTTGATTATTCATTTTTTAATTCTTCTGGAACTTGAAACGAATCCATATTATTAAACATTATTTTTTCTGGAGTTGTAGTTTTTACATATGTCTCATTTTTATCAATTGTAATAGTGTTAGCGTATCCACCACTATAAGCGTACATATTTTGTGCATTGACTATCTGGTCTTTAACTGCGTCCTTTTTAAACCATCCTTCGATTTCGTCATGCAATAAAGTTAAATTATTTGCTATTTTGTTATACTCTTCGTCTGTTTTAGTCTTTTTTATATAGTTTGTTCTGATATGACCGTTTGAGTGATTGTAGTAAAAAGTTATGTTTGTAAGTCTTGTTTCGTCTATCATTGATTTGTACATTACATATGCACCTACTATTCTTATTTTAGCTCTATCCATTTTATGTCCTCCTAATTTTTCAATGTTTTGTCAACTTTTACAGAATTAATGCTAATTTTTATTGGCTCTTTTACTATTAAATATGTTTCGTCTGACTTTCCATGACTTATTTTAATGTCGGTGCTTTAAATTTTGTCATAATAAACCTCCTATAAGGGGCGTACCGCCCCCTGTGTATTATTTAATAAGAAATAATGCTTGTTGTTGTTGTGCCGTCTGGCTGTGCGTATACTGTTGTGGTTTTAATAATGTAATCTGTATCTGTTTCTATAGCTTGCTTTGTAACTGATAACACTTGTTCTTTGTTTGTTTCTTTTGCTTTTATAAATATTGCTTGTATTTTTTCTTCTTTGTCTTGTTCCTCTTTTTGTATTTTTTCTTTTTTATCAACCGCTTTTTTAAAATCTGCTTTAAGGCTTGTAATACTGCAATCATTACTGTAGATTTCTGCATATTTTTTTAACTGTATATTTATATTTTTTCTTGTATCTATATAAATTTCATGGTTTTCCCAACCGCTTGTTATTACTTTAATTTCGTTTGCTTCTTTTTCTTCTTGTTCTTGTTTTATTTTTCTTTCAGTGTATTGTATAAATGCAGTAATTTCTTTTTTATTTGCTTTTAAAAATAATATGTCTGATTGGGTTGGCTTACCGTTATAAAATCCTAAAGCTTCACCTTTATTTATAACTTTAATGCTGTATTTATTAATTAAGTCTTCATATTTTTTCATAATAATTATCCCCTTTTTGTTTTGCTAAGCCCTTTGCTTAACTTTATACCTTATTATATATCATAGTTATAACTATGTCAACACTTTTTGTTAAATTAAATTAATTTATTTTTCAACACAAAAAAAACGGCTTAAACCCTAAGGTCTAGCCGTTTTTTATTAACATTATAATTATTTGCAGTTTGTGGGTGTGCACAAGTACATGTTAATTCGTTACTTCCAGTCATTATTTTTTGAACTAATAGGTCTGCGGGAATTTCCGCAGACGGCAGAAAGCAAATCTGGATTCGTAATATAATAATTAATAAGCTAATAATATCATTAAACTTTACATTTTGTCAATTTATCAATTTCTCAATCTTTTTTCTTATTATTTTTAAATCATGCTTTATAGTTCGGTCAGAAAAACCTAAACTATCTGCTATAAAGCCAATATCATAACCTTTGATATATCTCATTTCAAATATTGTTTGTTGTCTTTCTGTAAAATTTGCATTAAGTGAAATATGTTCGACCTCTTGTTTTGTGCTGTACTTTAATATTTTGTTTATAAATTTAACTGTGGAAGTCTTTAACATAATCACCTTATTTTTATCAAGAGTTTCTTATAACAAGCCGTCTACGCCCGCTTGAGCCGTTGCCGTTGGTATGATTAATTACATTACTTTGATAGCCTGTAACGTTGCTAATGTGATTGTTTTGTTGAAACCTATACTTTTCAACTCTTGTAGCTTGTTTATGCCTATTTGTACGTCTAATCGTTACTTTGGTTTTAGATTGTTGCATTTAATCACCTGTTTTTAGTTTCCGATTATGTTGTTTTGCGAACCAGGAATATTTTCAATAAAATTATGCTGTTCAATTATAAGTTCAAAATCAGTCGTATTTAAAAACTCCATAAAGTCCCTATTTTGCGCTGTAATAACATTTAAAAATAACCCAACAACAACTAAATTGATAAATAGAGATATAACTAAAGTTATACTTAAAAACTTACTGGTAACCTTAAAATCTTGTCTAACATCTGCAAAATATTGCAAAGTTGGGTCTATATCTTTTTGATTTTCTTCCATATATAAAGCCCCTTATAATTAATTTAATGTTGTTTTTATCAAGGGAAATAGTCCATAAGTTCGTTTTGAGCTTTTTCCCATTTCCCATTTTTCTTATCTGTGTTGACAAATAAAAATAATGCGTCAAGACTTAATTTTATTATTCTATTAAATCTTTTTTGTTCTTCTTTTAGCTTTTTTATTTCTTTATTAAGCTCTTTATTTTTTTCTTCTAATTCTTCTATTTTTTTTGCGTGAGCTTTAACATAATCACAATATTCTGCGGTTGTTTTATTCATAACTTTTATTTTTTTTATTAAATAACTGACCACGAAGCCCAAAAGTAAGCCTACAATAGTTATCAAAGCACCGACTATAGTTATCAATCCTTGGACGGTTAAATAGTTTAAAAAGTAATCCATCAATCACCTCCATTGTGCATACATGATCTACTTAAAAACCTTCTAGTTAATCATTTGATTAAGAAAAAGTAAAGACAGGTTTGTCTGTTATTACAAAAATACCAATATGACAAACCTTAGCTGCTATATTAATTATACAACCCAGCTCTATCATTAATTACAAATATTCTCACCATGTCTTCTGATAAATTTAGGTTATTACCATCGCCATTTAAAAACCCTCTATTTATTAATCTTTCTATTGTTTTTCTTCCCCATGTTGGTATTTCTTCTAAACTATTAAATCTCATTTCTTCTTCCTCCTCGACTTCTTCTTCTACTGGATTTCCTTGTATTTCATTTTCCCATTTCATTCTAATATCATTCGACATAACTGTACCATTCTGTAACTGTCTCAAAGTCAAGCCATTTGTAAATTCCATATGTGGTCTATCTGGGAAACTTGCCCAATCTCCTCCCCAAGAACCGCCCATGTCACGCCATATTCTGCCTGCTGTTGCAAAAAAATTGGCATTTGCAAATGCGCCAGCTGGGTTATTATTTTGGTGTATATCAAAAGTTAATCTATATTGGTGTAAACTTTCTCCACCTCTTGCATTTGTTACAATACTACCTGGTCTTGTACGTCCTTGAGCAAATAAATGGTCTTGCTTTGCATGGTCTCTAAATGTTGAGTTAATACCCATATCCCAACCACTCTCAGCTTTAATCCTTCTTTGTAATTCTACTGCACCTCTTTTTAAGGTTGGGTGCAAATCATTTATATCTCTACTATTTATCATTATTTAGCTCCTTTAATATATAACATTTAATTTTGATTTCATTATAATAAACCTTATATCTTTCCTATTAAATCTTTTTTCTGGTATCAAATTTTCTCCAGTATTTTCTAAAAAAAGTTTTATCCCCCAGCGATACCTATAAAAACTGTTAGCTGAATGACCGTAGACCTCTATTTGTTTTGGCTTATAATAAAAAACAGTAAAAGATTTATATCCATCTTTATTTTTTGGCAAAACTTTAATCATTTTTATCAAATTTCTTTTTGTCATTTTCAAACCTCTTTTTTTTACTTTAAACTGCTTTTATTAGTATTAAGACGATTATATAGAATATGCCAAAGTCTAATAGCCTCCTACTTTTTTTCAATATTTTTAACTAATGCACGTATATCATCTTTTTTGGGGTCGTATGGTTTTTCATATGAATTGACTAAAGGCGAATCTGTAATGCCTTTTGTGGTTATATCAACTACTAAAGCCATAAAAGCCCCTAAAAATGTAAAAAGCCTAAATGGATTGCTGACAAAATTAAACAACTCTTGTATTAATATCTCCCAGCTCGTAAAATGCTCTGGTGTCAAACTTAAAGTTGATAAAATTAAAAAAACAAAAGACCCATAAAAAACAGGATTTTTAAAACGCAACGACCAATTTATATTTTTAAAAATATTCATTTTAACCCTCCTTTATATTTGCATCTTTTTTCCCCAAAAACAGTAACATCTGCCGAAAAGATTAACCTGTAGTCATGATGTAGCATAAAATTGACCTCCTAAATTAAATTATTCTTTTCTAATATTTGCATCATTTTTTCATTTTGTTTGGTTAACTCTTGTATAGCCCCTATCATTGGTGCAATAAATTCCTCGTAACTTATAGAATATAAATCATCACCACCATTAACTGCGTGGTCTTTAAAGCCTACAAAGTCGAAGCCCATATCATCGGCTACCTCTTTTACTTGCTGTGCTAAAAAACCATTGTGTAGACGTTTGTTAGTACGGCTGCCATCTTTTTCAAGTTGAACACGCAAAAGCTTTATAGTGCCTATTTTTTCTTCTGTGGTTTCTTCTTCTGTGTTAATTCTTGTTTTTTCAAATAGCGATATTGCTTCTTCTCTACTTTGCAACACATCGCTTTTTATTATTGTTTTAAACTTATCTTTACTTTTCATTCTATCATCTTGATTAAATAGTGGATAGTCAATAAACTTTATTTTATTATTTAGCTCGTATACCGGTATATCCTTTATACGGTGATGTTGTTCGTATTTATCTAGTTTGTTGTATTCGGCTTCCGTTATTTCTTCCCATCTTGTGTAGTCACTGCGGAAGTCAAGTCGGTATTGTTTAGGCTCTATAGAGTTTATAAAGTCTAGTGAGTTGTAGGTTAAAGGGGTTATGTCGGTTTTGTCCCTTGCGTCTGATATGACGGATAAGGGACGGTGGGCGAATGGGGTGGCATTCGAATTCCCTAGCAATATTTGATTATTGATTGTTGAGGTTGTATTAAATCCTAGTGTAGCCGTGGTCGCATGTGTAGCCCTACTCGAGTTTCCTATAGCAACTGATGAGGTTCCTGTTCCTGTTGAAGCTGAGTTTCCTATAGAAACTGATAGGTTTCCTGCTGTTGAAGCTGACTGTCCTATAGCAACTGATGAGATTCCTGTTGATGCTGAGCCTCCTATAGCAACTGATAAGTTTCCTGCTGTTGCTGACTGTCCTATAGCAACTGATAGGCTTACTGGTGCTGTTGCTAAGTGTCCTATAGCAACTGATGAGATTCCTGCTCCTGTTGAAGCTAAGTGTCCTATAGCAACTGATGAGC